TATCTGTAGATATCTTTTGCTCCTTTAGAATTGATATTCAAAGTAGCAGAAGCCGGAACGGCATAGCTAAACTTAATAGCCACAAGGCCTCCGGTTACAAGCTGGTAATTTGCGAGTGTTCCTATTTTAGCGGTGGTTGCTTCTGCTGTCGAGCATGAACCAAAACCAATACCCATGTAACTCAAAGCATTTGCGTAACTTGTCCATACTGGAGCGGCTGTTGTACCATTTCCTGTAAGGAAGTAGTTTGCTGTACCTCCGGCCGTAGGTGCATAGATATTGGTATTTGAGGTATATGCATGGGAATTGTTGATCTTCGGCAATCCGTAGTATACATCCCTCTCAGTAACCAAATCTGTTCCAGTACTGATAGCAGTAGCCGTAGAGTTATCTTTCACACCCTTAGCACAAGCAGCGGCTAATGTATAGCCATTATAGGTCTTGTTTGTTAATGCTTCACTTCCAGTGAGTGTAGCATAGTCTGCAAGAGCAGTAGTAAGATCATCGCTCTTTACGTAGCTATCAAGATCGGTTGTCTTTGCATAGCTTGACAGAGAAGCTGTTGTAGCGTAACTGGACAGTGTAGATGTCTTAACGTAGCTATTAAGTGTGGTTGTAAGACTAGAACTTGTCACATAGTCTTTGATCTCAGTATTGATAGCGAGTACTTCGTACTGAGTACCATTGTATACAAACAGTACTACATCGCCAGCTTTGATGACACCGGCAGTGATTGCTGCTCCATATCTGTAGATAGCTTTTGCACCCTGACTATTGATATTCAATGTAGCGGAAGCTGGTACTGCATAGGTGAATTTGATTGCCACTAAACCACCTGTAGCAAGCAGATAGTTTGCAAGAGTTCCTACCTTAGCGGTAGTTGCTTCTTCTGTAGAACAAGTACCGTAACCAGCACCGATATAAGGAAGAATAGCATTATAGCCAGTCCACTTAGGAGCAGAGGTTGTACCATTACCCATAAGGAAGTAATTAGCGGTTCCACCAGCTGTCGGGGCATAGATTGTGGTGCTACTTGTGTATGCGTGAGAGTTGTTGATACTTGGCAAGCCATAGTATACGGACCTTTCAGTAACGAGTCCTGTGCCAGTGCTAATGGCCGTTGCTGCAGAATTGTCTTTCACATCTTTAGCGCAAGCAGCTGCTAACGTATAACCGTTATAGGTTTTATTAGTAAGAGCCTCTGAACCACTTAATGTTGCATAATCTGCAAGAACAGTAGTTTTCACATAGCTATCAAGATCTGAAGTCTTTGCATAGTCTGATAATGCTGAGGTTTTAGCATAGTCTGCTAATGTTGTTGTAAGACTAGAACTTGTTACGTAGTCTTTGATTTCAGTATTGATAGCCAGAACCTCATACTGTGTTCCGTTGTACAAGAACAGAACAATGTCTCCAGCCTTAATGGTATTAGCCGTGATTGCTGCTCCATATCTGTAGATATTCTTAGCACCCTTAGAATTGATATTCAAAGTAGCACTTGCTGGTACAGCGTATGTGAACTTGATCGCAACAAGGCCTCCAGTTACAAGCTGATAATTGGCTAATGTGCCAACCTTAGCGGTAGTTGCTGCCTCGGTAGCGCATGTTCCATATCCGATTCCGATATAAGGAAGAACGTCTGCATAGCTAGTCCATTTCGGAGCGGTAGTAGTTCCGTTACCCATCAGGAAGTAGTTTGCTGTACCTCCAGCGGTGGGAGCGTAAATTGTTGTGGATGATGTATAGTTATGAGCATTGTTGATTGTTGGCAAGCCATAATATACATCTCTTTCCGTTACAAGGTTAGTTCCACTACTGCTGATTGCTGCTGCAGAAGAGTTATCTTTCACTCCCTTAGCGCAGGCTGCAGCAAGGGTATAACCATTGTATGTTTTACCCGTCAAAGCTTCTGAACCACTAATGGTCACATAGCTAGACAATGTGGATGACTGTACATAATCTGCGAGTACAGATGTCTTTGCATAGTCCGCAAGCTTAGTAGTAAGGTCTGTAGTCTTTACATAGTCTTTGATCTCTGTATTAACTGCAAGAACCTCATACTGAGTTCCATCATATACGAATAACGCTGTATCACCTGCTTTAATCTGCCCTGCTGTAATAGCAGCACCGAATCTGTAGATATTCTTAGCACCCTTCGAATTGATGTTTAATGTTGCTGAAGCCGGTACTGCATAGGTGAATTTGATTGCTACAAGTCCACCAGTTACCAGCTGATAGTTAGACAGTGTTCCAACTTTAGCAGTAGTTGCTTCTTCGGTAGCGCATGTACCATATCCAACGCCCATATATGCTAATGCTGTTGCATAGCTTACCCACTTAGGAGCTGTAGTTGTTCCAGCACCTGCTAAGAAGTAGTTTGCTGTACCGCCAGCAGTTGGAGCATAGATACTTGTAGAAGATGTATATGCATGGGAGTTGTTGATTGTAGGCATACCATAGTAAACTGATCTTTCAGTAACCAGGTTAGTTCCACTACTACTAATTGCTGTTGCTGTACTACGGTCGGTAACACCCTTAGCGCAGGCAGCGGCCAGAGTATATCCGTTGTAGGTCTTGTTTGTCAAAGCTTCGCTTCCGGTAAGAGTCACGTAGCTAGACAGTGTTGTTGTTTTAACGTAATCACTTAAAGCAGAAGTCTTAGCATAATCAGACAGAGCAGAGGTTTTAGCATAGTCTGCAAGAGCTGATGCTTTAGCAAATGTAGCTGCCTCATTGTTGATAGCCAGTACTTCATACTGAGTTCCATTGTAAATGAACAGAACAACGTCACCAGCATTGATCTGTCCAGCTTCAATAGTATTACCGTATCTGTAGATATCTTTTGCTCCTTTAGAATTGATATTCAAAGTAGCAGAAGCCGGAACGGCATAGCTAAACTTAATAGCCACAAGGCCTCCGGTTACAAGCTGGTAATTTGCGAGTGTTCCAACCTTTGCTGTTGTATCAGCGTCTGTAGCACATGTACCATAGCCAGTACCAAGATACTGAAGGATGGTATTGTAATCTACCCACTTCGGAGCTGTTGTCGTACCGTTTCCTAACAAGAAGTAGTTAGCTGTACCACCAGCGGTGGGAGCATAGATTGTTGTACTACTTGTATATGCATGAGAGTTGTTAATGGTCGGTAAACCATAGTACAAAGATCTCTCAGTTAAAAGGGTAGCTCCAGAACTACTGAAAGCCTTAGCGGAGGAGTTATCAGTAACACCCTTAGCGCAGGCTGCAGCAAGAGTATACCCATTGTAAGTCTTGTTAGTCAGAGCCTCAGAACCACTCAGAGTTACATAGTCTCCAAGCTTAGTAGTAAGATCTGTACTCTTCACATAATCTTTCAGTTCTGTATCAATAGCTAATACATCATACTGAGTTCCATCATATACAAAGAGAACAATATCTCCGGCCTTGATAGCTCCAGTTTCAATAGCTGCACCGTATCTGTAGATAGACTTAGCTCCTTTACCATTGATATTCAATGTAGAAGAAGTAGGTACTGCGTATGTGAACTTAATGGCTACTACACCACCGGTCACGAGTTGATAGCTTGCAAGTGTTCCTACTTTAGCAGTAGTTGCTTCTGCTGTTGAGCATGTACCATAGCCTTCTCCAAGAAGCTGCAATGCTGTTGCATAACTTACCCACTTAGGAGCAGTGGTAGTTCCGTTACCCATAAGGAAGTAGTTTGCTGTACCACCTGCTGTTGGAGCATAAATGCTGGTATTGGCAGTGTAACTATGAGAGTTGTTGATACTTGGAAGACCATAGTATACATCTCTCTCAGTTACAAGGTTTGTACCTGAACTTGTTATAGCGGTAGCGGAGGAATTATCGGTAACACCCTTAGCAGCCGCATCAGCCAGAGTATAGCCGTTGTAAGTCTTATTAGTGAGAGCTTCGGTTCCTGTCAATGTAACGTAATCTGCCAGGGTAGCTGTCTTAGCGTAATCATCAAGAGCAGATGTCTTAGCATAGTCTGCAAGGACAGTAGTCTTTACATATGCGTCAAGATCACTTGCTCTTACTCCCTCGTTATTGATAGCAATAACCTCATACTGGCTTCCATTGTATACAAAGCCTACGATATCGCCAGCTTTGATGACACCAGCTGTAATAGCTGCTCCATTACGATAAATGGATTTGGCTCCCTTAGAGTTGATATTAAGGGTTGAGCTTGCCGGGACTGCATAGGTAAACTTAATAGCTACAATACCACCGGTAACAAGCTGATAGTTTGACAGTGTGCCAACTTTAGCTGTTGTAGCTTCTGCTGTAGCACATGTCCCATAACCGATTCCGATATATGGAGGAATACTAGCAAAGCTTACCCACTTCGGGGCAGTTGTTGTTCCTGCACCGAGCAAGAAGTAGTTTGCTGTACCTCCTGCGGTTGGTGCATAGATTGTGGTGGATGAGGTATATGCATGGGAGTTGTTGATACTCGGCAATCCATTATACACTGATCTCTCAGTTACAAGCCCTGTACCAGAGCTGGTAAGAGCTGTAGCTGTGGAGTTGTCTTTCACATCTTTAGCGCAAGCAGCTCCCAATGTATAACCCTCATAAGTCTTTCCACTAATAGCTTCAGAACCAGTAAGAGTTACATAGTTTGCCAGGTCAGCCGTCTTAGCATATACGTCAAGATCAGTCTTGAGAGCATAGCTTGCAAGAGTTGCTGACTTTACATAATCACTCAGGTCAATATCTGTTGTACCAAGTCTTTCGAACTTGCTGTCTACGTAGATATACTCGTCGTAAACATTAGTTCCTGAACCAGAATTTGAAACAAGGTAGATAACTCCCTTTGTTCCAGTGCTAGGAAGAGATTCTACAACAGAGAAATCAAACTGAGTAATTCCACTTACAGCATTTGCAATTGCTGTAGTAACGAATGCTGTACTGGCAATCTGTGTTGTATTGGTACCAGCTGCAGCCGTCGGAGCCTTAGGGGTTCCGGTAAAGGTAGGACTTGCTAATTTAGCGTATGTGCTAGTAATGGTGTTGCCAGAAGCATCCTGTGTAGCCTTTGTTGCAGAGGTAGCACTAGTAGCTTTGTTTGCTGTTGTAGCACTATCAGCGGACGTAGCATGAGTTGCCTCGGCTGCTGAATCAGCATAAGCACATTTAAGCTTATTCCACCCATTAGAGTAGAAATACGGATAAAGTGTATCTGTAGCAAAGTAGATCTTTGCTAAAGCTTTATCGGAACCCAAAGCTGTAATATTAGCTTCGGTATCCTGTACGATATCCGTGATTTGAACTCGCACATCATTTATGTCAATGAATAACTCACCAGAGTCAGTACAAACTAAAATATTTCCATTTGTTTTAGTGGTTTTGCTAACGTTAGCTTTTAAACCACTACGCCATTTAGGATTTACGGTAGTAGCCATATCTGGCTCCTCCTTTCTTTCAGTATTTAGGACACGAGGTATATTTCAACCTCGTGCCCCTTATATTTACACAAGGATTATTCTTAAGCTTAGAATGTTCCAAATCCGAATGCATCCTCAAGAGCCTTAATCCGGGCTTCAAGGGCATCGGTAGTGCCTGTGATTGTAGTCTGGGCTGCAGCGATCTTGTAATCAACAGAACCGGCTGTGGTGGAAGATCCGTTCAATGTAGAGATAGCATTTGTATTGGCAGTAACATTGGCATCTGTTGTATCCAAGTTGGACTGAACTGCGGAAACTTTGCTTTCTACGTTTGCAACTGTCTCGTATGCGGACAGGCTCAGGTACAAACCGTTGCTGCTGTCTGTGGTAATAGCGTTACCAGTTTTGCTGGAAATCTTAACTGCTGCTGTGATTACGTTTGAATCAGATACGGAAACAGTAGCGGTATTGGTTGTTCCGCCAGTGTAAACATCAATCAATCCGGATGCCGGGATCTCGATCTTGGAACCATCGTTCAGATACAGTTCGATATTCTTTGTTGTAGCATTGTACTGGTTGGCCTTGGTAGAATCCAAGAACACATCTTTACCCAGTGCGATGGTCAGAGTGTCCCCACCGGTTACAGGCAATGTAATTGTTCTGGTGGTTGCATCGTAAGTAGGATTAGCAACAACGCCGGACAGAGTTACTTCTGTCGGACTATTGGAACCCTTGGTTACTTCTATAACACCGCTCTTTGTGCTGGAAGCTGTAACGTTACTGATAACGCCTTCGGAAGCTGCCAGGTCTGCGATTGCTCCGGTTACGAAATCGTAGATGGATTTTGCGGTAGCCAGCTGGCTGTCTGTGGAACTTGCAGTAATGGATTTACTAATTGCCGGACGAACAACGGTCCATGCTGACCCATCATACATTTCCAATGTATCGGTACCGGTGATGTAATACAGAACGCCTTTAGCGATAGCAGAAGTCGGCTTTGTAGAGACTTTGCGGATGCCATCTGTATACAGGTCAGCGCCTTTATACATATTCAAAGTATCAGAGCAGAAATACAACTTGCTCGAATCTTTGGATGTCAGAGCGTCATACTTCGCCTGAGTACCAACAAGTAAGAATTTTTCAATTGTAGTAGCCATGGTATATTATCTCCTTTTCATAGATTTTATTAGAATGTTCCCCAAGAAACAGTCTCTTCTGCAATAGTTTTCATTGTTTCTGTAGGTACTGCTAGTGATTCGCTATAACTATCCTCATCGAGGTCACCACCAGCTTCTACATACAAATCATATGCAGATTTTCCTTGGAGAGATTCAAGGAAATCATCCTCTGTTCCTTCGTTGCCTGCGTCAAGCCAAATCTCGTAAGCTGATTTTCCGGCTGGTCCTCTAAGGTATTCAATGAAGTCGTTCTCTGTTCCTTCATGACCAAGATCCAACCATGTTTCATATGCAGATTTACCCTGAAGAGATTTCATGAAGTCTAATACTGTTCCTTCATTACCCTGCTCCAACCAAACCTTATATACATTCTCTCCCTGGAGAGACATAATAAAGTCGGCTTCATCACCAGTATTACCAAGTCCTAACCAAACTTCGTAAGCTGATTTTCCGGCAGGCCCAATAAGAGACTTTAAGAAATCATTGACGTTTCCTTCGCCACCATACTCTCTCCATAACTGGAAGGCGGACTTACCGTCTTTACCTCTATCACCACAGCTGATGTAGGGCAGATCTCTCCAACGAGTCTTTCCATCTCCAATTTTGAGTTTGAATGTATCCAGTTCCATAGCTGGCTGGCCTGCAGACAACAGAGTGTTATCTGCCCAGAATGCTTTAGCCATACCTCTCTTAAACTGAATTGGTGGTCTTTTTTGTAAGGGTTTTGCTGTAGCACAATTCTTTACCATTTAGCATCCCTCACTCTCTCACAACGTATCTACTGTCATATTTTCTGTTGTGGTACCTGTAATTTCAGAACCGCCACCACCGCCGCCGTCAGTGATATCATCAGTAGCAGAAGAATCGTCGGCAGCTGCGTCTTCATCTGGAACTTTGATGTACCAAGAAGATGTGTATCCAGGGAAAAGTCTTGCCCTGTAAGCTAATTCAGCCATAATAAAAAGCCTCCTTTCTAATATACTTCATCCTCTATTACATACTCGGGGTCAATTGACTCAGATTCATCTTCGTCATCACTATCCTCGTCGTCTTCGCCTTCTATAACAACAGGTTTCTTCTTCCGTCGAGGTGGCTTAGAAGCGATATTGTCATCCTCTATTTCACCATCTTCTTCCGGAGAATAATTCTTCGGAGTAATCCATGAGTAACCACCATCTATTGAAACCTGCAAAAGCCCATCAACAACTCTCATGTCGGTAATATGAGTTGAGTCATTAGGCGTTGAGATGTAAAGAGCTAAGTCGTGCTTCTGGATAACTTCAACATCGAGTATCTGGTTCGGACAGAATCTTTCCATCTGACCTGAGAAGTCTATACTACCATCAACGATGATATACCAACCTCTAGAATCAGTTGTGTCACTAGCCACTATCTTAATGACTTTTCCCTCGACATGCTTACGTTTCCCATTCTTATTGAACTCGAACATACAGAGATCACCTACAGCGATCTCTCTGGTCTTCGTAATATTATTGTCGAAAGTAAGAGATACTTTGATAGATTGGACTACTGAACAATCAATATTCATCAGCATATCTATACCTTCCTTTCATAGTTATTTAATATAAAGTTCATTGATTACACTATGCTCAGAGAATGTAAAAGTTACTGATTAGAGTTGTATACTATAGAAGTGTATAGGAAGTGAGGTGATTAAGATGATGATCGAAGAGATGATCAATAAGTACACTGGAGAAGCTGACTATTATGATATGCATACTGGTTATACATATCATATCCAGAACTGGGCCAGAGCTTACAAGTTCTTTGGTATGAATCTTCCAATGGAAGTATCAGAGAATGGTAAGGTTATTGGCACAGTATCTATCGACTTGTCACTGGTACATATTTAAGAGTACCAGTGATATCATTCATCAGGAAACGAAAGGAAATGGTGGTAACGATGAAGGAAAATTTTTCATCAGTAGAAGTTAATGGAAAGACTTATCTGTTTGACGAGCTTACAGAACTCAATGAAGAAGTAGACGATCCTACATTCTTCATTGGAGGTTGGCTTGGCGCTAAGGATTTCGATCCTGAGTTTAATCCTAATGGGATTTATAATGGATTGATTATCGCACCTAAGACTGAAGTCAATGAATCTCTTTCAGATAACGTCAAGAGGTTCATGCTCTATCATGAGTGTGGACATTGTGAGCCAGGTGGTTTACCAGTACTCAAGGCTGGAGAGAAACCATATATCAGTACTGAAACTAAGTATGAACTGATTGCTGACAAGTATGCAGTAGACAATTTAGGAGCACGTTCATGTTATGATGCTCTGATTGAAATCTACACTGCTGTGTCTGACAATATTAAAAGGTTCATGAGATCAAAAGGAGTGACTGAAGAAAAGATAAATTTAGCTTTATCTGTATTCAGCACAGATATGAGTTTAAGATTAGAGGCTATTAAGAGTTATATCTAGAAGTGACATTTAAGGGTAGTAGGCGGAGAAGTACCTACTACCCTTTGATTTTAAAGATGGTTTTATTTTTTACAATCTGCCGGTACTTCCGAATCCACCTACGCCTCGCTCGGTTTCATCAAGTTCTTCTACCTCTTTGAGATTTACCTCAGGATAAGGTAAGAACAGAAGCTGACAGATCCTTTCGCCATGCTCAATAGTCTTAGGCTTACTAGAGTCGTTATGGATAGCGGCAATATACTCACCTCTATAGTCTTCATCGAAGATTCCAACGCAGTTAGCCAGTCTTAAGCCTTCTTTAGTAGATAATCCGGATCTAGGAAACATAGCTCCGAAGTATCCATGTTTAGGAGCAAATGCCAGACCAGTACCAATCATCAGTGTAGAGTGAGGAGGAATAGTCCATGAATGCTTATCCTTACCTTCCTTGTACGCATACAAGTCAAAACAAGCTGAATCCTTAGTGCCTTTAGTTGGAAGCTGAGCATCCGGATAAAGTTTCTTAACTTTTACTTTCATGTCTTCACCTACTTTCTGATTATATTGATAACGTCCATTACGTTTGCAAGGTAGCCCTTACTAAACTCATCATATTCTTCACCTTTGTATACGTCCAGAAGAATCGGATTATACATAGCGTAGTACATGAACGCATGATGTACCGGGTTCTCTGCATGATAGTTCATACAGAACTTACAGATCACAATGAAGAACTTAATTACTTCTTCTTCTGTAGCCTGGTCTTTCAGATGCTGGGTCAGTACACTACATGCAGTATACGGGGAATAGATATTGAATGTAGAAGTACTGTACTGATTAATGATGTTGTCGAATGCCTTCTTAGGCTTCTCTACCTCGATGTGCTTGATCCTAATCTTAGGAGCGGCCTGCTTGATTCTTTCCAAAGCATAACCATCGTTAATGGCATCCAGGATGTTTCCGATTACTTCCTTCTTGGTTTCATCTTCTTCACCTTCCATAATGGATTTGATATATGTATCTCTTTCCTTAGCATAGTCCATATACATCTTGGAGAACTCTTTGTTGATCTTCTCCTCCAGGGCATCCATCTCTTTCTGGAAATCCATGGTATACTTATCCAAAGAGATATTGTGAATAAACTCATCCATGATGATCTCTGCCAGATCATTTCTCATTGTGTTGGCTTCCAGCGAATAACCGGTATAGCCGCCCTGCCCGAGGTACTTGTTTAATTCATTCTGAATCTTGATAGGCAATGCCTTAAAGACATTGAACTTTTCCTTGTTCTGGTATTTCTTCACTACATGAAGAATCTGGAGTACTTCATCGTTAGTGAACTCCATATTCTTGAAGTAGATCTGTTCCTGTTCAAGCTGCTTCTGGATATCTTCCGGTGTGATATCTACTTTTAAATCTGATTCATTAAGTTCCTTGGTAGCTTTATCTACCAACTCGTCGAAGTCCATACCAAGTTCTTCGTCGTCATCGTCTTCTTCCATAGTCGGTACTGCCGCACCGTTAGCATTGATGACAACTTTAGCCTTTACTTCGCGTCCTTCTTCTATTCCATCTGCCTCTTCTACTCCATTATTGCTAGGAAGGTCTGCCACCTTTTTAAGGCTTTCTGACTCTTCAACATTTTCCTGCATTGCTTCTGCAATCTGATCTACCTGCTCATCGGTAATCTGATTCTTGGGATTGAATTCTACTACGTCACCCATTATCGAACACCTCCTTCTTATACAGCGCTTGTTCCCTCTACGCCTCTTTCTTTTCTTTTGTTGGTTCTCTTCCGGAGAGCTTTTATAGCTGTCATGATACCCTGGATCGCTTCTGCGTTCTCATAGCAGGCAAACTCAGAATCCTGGAAATGCTCCAGACGATCAACACACATAAGCATCAGGTCTTCCATAAAGATACCGTTTAAACCGTTTTCTTTAATGGGACCTTCCTGGAAGTGAACTTCCTGGATAACATTGTTGTCTTTATCCAGTACTGCGTAGTTATGGTATGCATTGAAGTTAATGTCATCCACTACTGCCACCTTAGTGTTCTCTTGGGTAAACTCATCGTGTTCAATTACCTTAGAATAATCTAACATCTTCTCATCCTCCATAAAATTTTTCTTAGTTGCTGAATTGAATCATACTCATTGGTTTATTTGATGCTCTGCTCTGAAGATCGAACTTGATAGCCGTAAACAAATCTGCTCTCGTAGTAGGATCAACAAGAAACGAAGCATAATGATACTTGTAGATATCATTAGTATCCTGAAGTATGCTCACAAGATAGTCTGCGGTGTTCCTGTCTGTAAGGTAGTATATAAGACTGGTAAAAGGTATATCGTGAGCAGCAATATTTAACAATACAGAATTAAGAGTAGCATGTATAACTACAATCTTAGGATCTGTATACATCTTTCTTCCATAAGCGGTAACGTCTTTGTTCTTCTTAATCTCTTCGACATCCGCAATAGAGTTATATATGTCGTCCTTGTTCTGGACTATATACGTAACAAAGAAGTTCACCATCTTAGGAGTAAAGTTTGTCACAAAGATATCGAACAAAGTAGCTGCAAGATTAAGCATCTGGTCCGCAGTGTACTCATCGATCTCTGGGCTTACAGCAAGTCCATAGAACTTACAGATCATCAACACTATCTCTCTATACGTTTTCAGTCTTACGTCATCAAACTTATCTTTGTAAGCTGGATTCTCTAACGTAGCCATCTTAAAGTCTTCTTCAAGTATGATAGGATAGTTAGCCGGTCCAACGTTGAATGGCCTGAATCTCATCTTCATATTGTCTTCAATTACATCCATAATGAAGTCAGTAGAAAACTTAGAGATGATTGTACCAACAGCTCTTTCGCTGTTGATGATCTGGATGGGGCTATTGCCAAACATAAGATATTATCCTCCTTTCTAATATTACAAAAAAGTTACAGTTCTAATACAGAACAAACAGGGACATGGAACTAAGTCCATGCCCCGGTTTATAATTCTTATTTAGTATCACAAATATGGTATTCCTACCAGCAACAGTCTCCGGTACATCCGCTCCCTGCCATAGTATCGCCATCTTCGGCGTCTTCACTCATCATACAATAAACACACTCAGGCTCTTTAACATCATCAATACTTTTAGCTGGCTTGGTTCCAACCGGAACAACATAACCCAGCTCTTCGATACTTCTCCGACCATCGCCTACCAGAAGATTGTACAGCGGTCTGTCATTTTCATCAAATCCAATTTTCTGCAATACAACTGTGTTACACTTTGGTACATAACTATCCATGCCGGTGTCATCGGTCTTAATGTACATAGATGGGTTAAAGGTATAAACCCTTACTACAGATTTGTTCATCACAAACGTCCTCCTTAAATAAAATTTTTAGGTTTGTTAGCTTACACTAATGTTCTCCACTGGTTTGCAAGATTACCAGCAGGATTATCTCTATAGTTATCATTGTCATCATCTATCCAATCAGTATCACCAAATAACTCATCTGGTAACTCAGTATATCCACTATTAGTGATTATACCTCCCATAGTAGAATCTGACTGATCAAAATGATTCCTCTCTGCATATATTCTCTTAGCTTCTGGGTTAGTAGATAAGATCTGCTCTAGACATTCCATATCTCTCTTATGTTTCATGTCATAGAATTCCTGGTTTAGCTTAGAAGCCTGAGCTTGCTTAATATACTCTAGCTGCTCTTCTACTTCTGATGTATCTTCACTATTTCCCATCTCACTAACCATCTGGTCCACATCTACACTAGACATACCACCAAACTGATTAGAGTCTACAGAGAGTTCTTCAATATCTACCTCCTCATCTGTCTTTATAGTATTCTTCTTTATACCATATCTCTCTGCTATATCTATTCCATCATACCAAACACGTAATGCCATTAGATATGAGAATACCTGGTCGTCATGACTATTCTGTGAGTGTTCTACTTTACCACTCTTCTTTACTTCCATGGACTCCATCTCATGATGAAGTATAGGAGCTATAAACTTGTCCTTATGATATGCTACACGATCATATAGTATTTCTATCAATCGTGCTCTTACTTCTCTATTTGAATCTGTACCATAGACTTTAACCTTTGCTGTTTTCTTAACAGATCTGAATCCATCGAAGGCTTCCTCTATAACCTTGTCCTTAATCTCATAGTATAAATTCTTCTTTACAGAAGTCCTACATAACCGTTGTAATACTGATACGCCAAAACCAATTAGTTTAAATACAATCGCAACTTGTATTCCATGGCTAACTCCATGTCACTTCCATTACAGAACGTGATCAGACTATATGTGCATCTATCATTAAAATAGAGCTGGATTTTTCTTCCTCCATTAGCTTGAGGTTTTACATTAAGGCTTATTGCCGCCCTCGTTAAGGGCTAGTCGTTAAACGTATTATCTCAATAGATAATTTCGTAACTGCACGTTGGCTTGTCAGCGAGAGTTTAGGACCATCTCTGGCTTTTATTTCACCTTGCTCTCATTCTTACTATTCTTTCTGCTTTCGCTGCATTCGCACTTATCTTTTGGATTATGCTGTAGCTAGTAAGACTCTTGACCAATGAGTCGCAGTTTTAACACAGGAAAACACACCCGTCGCCGGATATGCTGAGACTCTAATAGCACCTAAATAGGTGCAATCTGCTCCATTGCGCTCAATATTACAGATACAAGTCGGCAAGTATTTGACAATTATAGCATACACTGCGTCAGCTAAGTCATCACTTGGCATATAGTTACAGTTTAATGTGGCTGATACTCTAGTCGTCCTAGAGTCTATTATAGTAATAGCAGAACTGTCTTGGTATAGAGCTCCAGCAACGTCGACTCCCATTATAGGAGGACAGTTATATCTCATATCTATATCTTCATAGATATTAAGCTGGTACTGATTACATCTACCAAGCAGTATAGTCTTAATAGGTTCCTTACAGAATTGCTTAATCACATCAAGGTCTTCTTGCTTAAACGGACAGTTAGAAGCAACCTTAGACCATTCAAGCATAACCTCACGTCTGATAGAAGGCCAATCTCTGAGCAGGTCAATAACCATTTGCCTAAAGTAATCTTCTCCAGAGCCAAGCTGCTGATACGTATACGATATCATGAAGAATGGTGAGTTAGTATTACTTAGTCTTAGTTCTTCTAATTGCTGATAGTTTAGATCATAATACAACTCATTCCAAGGAGTAGAGCTATTTCTAACCTGATAAGCAAATGTACCTTGATCAGTGAGTAGATCTCCTGGTGTAGTAGTTATCAATAGTCCATATGGAGCATTATTAGCTTTTGCATTCTTAGATGCTGTAGAATATGCAGGCATAGCTGCTGAGTAAACAATACTGTTGTACATCATGAAAGCAAACTCATCATAATACTGCAGAGGCATAGTACAACCACGCCCCAGGTTGTTAGCATACTCTTTACTTCTTGCACTAGCAAACGTAGTAATCTTATTCCTATTAAGTGGGTGCTGCATTGTCTCTACTGTATTAGGAACCTTTAACTTCTTTCCATCTGTAGTAGACAATGTGTTCATCTGAAGATAAGAAGGAAGGGCATCCCTTAAACTCTTCAGAGTCTTTAAGTTTCCTTTAGAACCACTATGGTCCTTGTGAATAAACATGATCTCTGAGTTCGATGATCCAAACAAGAATACCCAAAGGTATCTACACAAAGCACTTGTTGTTTTAAAATGCTGACGTGGAAGCTCTACAAACATATTGTAGTTTAGAACGAACAAGAAGTTCATTGCTAAGTTTCCACGATGAAGTTTATACCGTACACCAGATCCTACAGTACCACCTTGCACTGGTATACGGACAACTTCGCGCAAGAAATCACCTCTTTAGGTGCAATTAGCTACTTTGCACCTGTCACCTTTCGGTCTCTAGGTGTTACCTAGACGTTGAGACTATATCATGACCCATTACCTATTAGGGTGGCATTGGGGTCCTCTATCACTCCGAGCTCGCTTGAGCTCTACTCCCATTTCAGGGATAGTCGTTGAACTAGTATAAACTAGTGCTGATTAAACATTGTCTACAGACCTTAGGACCTATTAGAATAAGGTGTGAGATTCTAATAGGCTTTTGTTTCACCTTAGTCCATCTCTCTACTTATTTCTGACTTTCGTCTCCTCATTATAAGGCAAGAGAGCTTTAGCCTTTCCCAGCTTTTCGATAGAGTACACGCACTATATTCCTATAATACGGGGCATTTCCGTCTACCAATAGTTACAACAGCATTCTCTAAGTATCTTTGTTTTCATAGCCATAGATAGATTGGGGTCTCTAGGGTCTACTCCAGCTAAATCTCTATCATACAATATCAAGAAGAAAGCATTGTTCTTGATACCTTTTTGCTTCAAGAAGTAATGCATATCTATAAAAGACTGATTAGTAGTCTCAAATTGATAGTAGATAGTTTGCTGAGCCACAATCTGTGTCTGAACCAAACTTACCACCTCCTTTTATGACTAAGTTAAAATTTTACCTAAGTACAGGAATCACATCTACGTAAATATAAACGTTAAAGGAGGTTGTAATTATGCCACAGGCAACAACTATCGGAGGACTTGTCGTCCTCGTGTTACTTATTGCTTTCATCTTCTGCTACTACAAGTTTGTCCCGAAGGCATCAGACAAGGACAGCGCAGTTAGCTTCATCAAGGGATATACAAGTGTCTTTGAGAAGACTATCGAGAAGGTGATAGAATCCATCGATATCACTAGTTATAAGACTATAGAGGATTTTGAGATGGATATCTTCAACTTAGCATATGATGAATGCTGGACTTATACTGAGAAAGCCCTGCAGGAAGCATTAGCTAACTCGGCTATCGGGTCTCTTGTAGCTAAATGCGTTACTAAAGAATCTACATGTGAAGTGATTCAGGCTATTATAAACAGCTCGTTCAGTGAGATGATTCAGAATAAGTATGTAAAGAGAGTAGAAGAGACAACAGCACAAGCTGTAGCAGCAGATGCTGAAGCTCAGGCAGAAGCGGATCTGTATGAGGCCGGAGAGAAAGAGGTGGAACCATATGTAGAACCAGAACCATCTCAGCCGGAAGTTCCATTAAACCCTCAGACTGATGAAGAGGGTGAATACTCTAAGGATGATATTTCCCAGGAGATAGTAGGAGACGTCAAAGAAGAGGAAGGTACCATTCAGTTCGAACTTCCTCCAGTCGATGAAGACGATAATCATACTATCCATATCGAGACAGAGGAAATTACTGATGATCAATCTCCTGAGGAGTAAGATCGTTATGGTGTACTAATCACTGTACATTATTGTAATGATATAATTTGGTTGATAAACTGCATCCCTTGCAATGGCACTATGGATAAATTCCATAGTGCCCTTCTGCTCATCTATTTCTGTACTTCGATTCTTGTTTTTTGTAATTCTCCTATATCTATGATAGTCTCGTTTATATACTCTCTGTCAGCATATATAACGATATTCACTGCCTCTTCTCCCATGTCTTCTAAGAAGTATAACTTCTTCTGTCCATAATCCATCTTAGTTCTTACATGACAAGCAGCGTCTTCATTTCTATAGACTTCTATGTCTATAAATGCGGCCGGAGATATGAATTGTCTCAGATTATAGTCCATAACTATATCTAAATTGGTATGACCAGAGAACACTTCTGACATATCTACGTACTTTTCTCCTTTATCGCATAGATAGGAGGTTAAAGCTACTTGAGACCATCCTAGAGCGTTTTTCTCTGGTATCTCGAAATCACTAAAGGAATATAGCCCTACTGTAACGCCCTTCTCCTCTTCAACTATAGTAGTACTTCCTCTAAGATCCAGCTGTGAATAGTATACATAGAAATGAGGTACAGGCATTCTAAGCTCAGCAGAAAACTCAAGGTTATAGTTGTTGTCTAACTGATTAGTTCTCTCACCATCATCAGGAGATATCTTATCTCTACATGCTATATGGACATACATATCTCTTACCCTTATGAAGAATTCCTCCTGCTGGTTTATAGCTCTAAGCTTAAAGATAATAGGAAGATCAGAGTTAGAGTTCATATAGGATACGAACTCCATTACATCCTTTATAGTCCTAGTCTCTCTATTCACTTCAAACCCAGCTACTTCTGCTATACTAAGCATTACCTCTTTAGGAATATGGAAGTCAGCAGAGAAGTACTCTCTCTGTGTAGCTCCTAATCTAAAACCAAGCTCCATTTTCTTCAAAAGATCTAATTGCTGGGCCCTGGTATTGACCCTTATCTTAAATCCGAAGTTCATCTTGATCTCCTGGAACTGCATACCAAGATACTGGTCTCTTTCTGTATCTCTAAAGAATGACTGCTGGAAGTTAGATCTTCTTAAGAATATAGCTGGATCTGCAAGATACAAATCTAATCCTTCTCTATCGTAATCAAACTCCACTGTAGGTACTATAGCAAGTACCGGGTTTTCTCTCTTTACAACTCCTTTATTAAGCATTTTGTAATCATCTAATACGTGCTTACCATTAATATAGACTGTCTTAAAGTAATTCTTGCCTAGGCCCATCAATTCAAACCTTTCAAGAAACCAAGACCTCATGAACTCTATAGCTAACGAATATCCATGGACATAAGATGGAACAGCAAGATTAGAGTATAACTTTTTCACTCTGTATTCACCATACTTATTTTTCAAATGAAGTTGGTGTGTCTTATCGTTATTAGCAAGGATCTCGCCTATCTGGGATATAGAAACCTTTTCCCTAGCCATATCTACACCATCCTTTCTATCATTAGGGTTATTATAAAGTTTCTTGAATATAAACTATACAGTTGGACCTAAAGTAAACTAAAGGAAGAAAGGAAGGTATAATAAGATGCAAAAGAACTTTGAGGGTCAGCAACAATTTTATTGCGATCTGCTTGGGGTTAGGAGAGAATGCCTAACTACATCAGGAAAGAAAGACGATGAATATAGAGATAGCCTAGTATTATCGGCTAGTAAAGTATTCAAAGTATCAGAAGACTTAGTCCTTGAAGATATGAAAGGAATAAGCAAAGACTGGAAGACTGAGAAAAAGATAGACGAGCTTCTTGATGCTATGTATATAGTCTTCATGGAGTATGTCGATATCTCAGGTCAACTGCCGAATGTAGAATCTATCGGCGAATTCATGTACAAATGTAAAACAGGTAGCTATATACTTGCTAACGAGTTCCATCACTTAGCTTATATAAATGGAACTTGGTATGACTACAAAGACTGGTTTAATAATACTAACGCTATACTAGTATCTAAGCCAACTAAGATCTTAGTATCAATCTACGATACAAGATTTGAAACACAGATAGCCAATGCTATATTCAGAATGAAAGGTAAATTTAGAGGCTATCAGCACTTCAAACAGTTAATATTTGACTTCAATCAGCTTACAGATTCTAGGTACTTCCTTATGCTTCAGTAGTGCCTAGAAGTAAGACATACAACCCGACAACAATGACAACAGGAGAAAGGACTAAACAAAATGAATCTAGCAAAGATGTACAGAAAAATTGCAGGAAGGGAGAAAGAGTTATTGACACCCGGTATAAACATTATCGAGTTCTCTGCTCATGACATATCTAAACTCAATAGGTTAATAGACTACCTTACAGAATCTAATAGCATGGTTGGCTATATAGAATTCGAAAGAGTAGGTAGAGGGGAAGTAAACCTAGAGAGACTGTGTGAAAGATTCAATGTTGTTATTCTCGATACAGTATATGTAGACGAGGAAGACGGAAAAGACGAAGATGGTATTCCATATCAGTACGATGTAGATGCAATCTTCAATAAGCTAATAGACTTAAGATATAAGTTTAGCGGCTCTCATACTGTACTTATCGTACTAAAAGAATACGGTACTGTGCTTATGAGCAATACAGTATACAAACAACTTAAAGATGTGGCTGAGTTACACTTAATCTCAGCTGAATCAGAAAGCGATGACTCATTCTCTGTAAAGAAATGCAGGGAAGTACCAATGTATGAAGGGAGAAAGTTTGATATGACTCAGTTCATATCAAAACACTGGAGGTAGAAACTATGATACTATTTATAGGGGATTTACACTTCGATGATCCAAACATCATCAAATTTGAAAACAGACCTTTTGCTTCTGTAAAAGACATGAATGATCATATTATTGATGCATGGAATTTAACAGCAGGAGATAATGATGAGATATATGTAGTAGGAGACCTAGGAGGAAATGAACATACTCTTGCGGATTATATCTCTCAGCTTAATGGAATCAAGTATCTGATCAAAGGCAATCATGACGTATTCACAAACCAGTACTATCGGGAAATAGGTTTTAGAGAAGTATATGATAAGCCTATTATCTTAGATGACTTCTGGATTATATCTCATGAGCCAATGTATGTGAACATGTGTTCTCCATATGCAAACATCTTCGGCCATGTACACAATAGTCCAATATACAACACAGTGACTCCAAGGAGTTACTGTGTGTCTGCAGAAAGAACGTTATACGTTCCAGTGGAATTCGGTTTCATCAAAAGCAGTGTAGCATATGAAGACGCTGACAGAACTTTCATAGAAGGTTTGCCATATATTAATATACCAGGAGGAGAAGATAAATGAAAATGTATAATGTGATGAAGAAACTTGGGATTAAGCACGAACTCTATGTTCCGGGGCTGAATATAGTAGAATTTACGGACTTCGCAGATTATACTGGTGAATTCGATGAGTTCATCTATAGTGTGCTTAAGCATAATAGGAAGGCAGGAATAGTTCATGGCATTGAGATCATTAACAAGAGAACTACACTGAAGAAGCTATGTAAGATGTATAAAGTTCTTATGATAGACTTCACTGATTTCACTGTTAATCTAAGTGCAGAAGACAGAGATGCATTCTATAAGAACGAAGGAGAGATTGATTACTTCAAGGCTCTTGAGTTGATAGGAAAATCAGGAGAAGCTTTCGAGCAGACTGGTACAGTATGTATCTTGCTCATCAACAACTTGGCATACTTTGACGATAAGTATTACTGGGATTTGATGGACTTATGTAAGACATACATATCTGAGGAAACAACCAGGAAAGAAAGCAAGTTCATGGTTATGAAGGTTAAGGGACACACTCCTGATCCATTAAACATATCCTACAAAAAAGAAAGGATTACAAGCAAATACTACCGCTAAACCACAAACATAATATTAAAGGTACAAGCGTCTGGTAAAAATAAAATCCTCCGTAAAATTCAGATAAGGGCCGTTGGGACTTGCCACCCAACGGCCCTTTTTATTTTTTGTTTCCGGTTTACATATATACGTCGCAATCGCTGTTATACTGCTTTTGTAGAAGTAATAAGTACGTAAAGAGTTTAGTATTAAGCTCACAATCTAATTGGAAGTCTAAGATTTCATAATGTCTCCTAACTCCTCTAGTACCGTAGTAACAAACATCGTTTTCATCGTAATAGTAGTTTGTAATATTATTGAATTTGCGTTCTTCAACTAATTTCTTTAAGTCTGACTTAGCCGAGTTTGTAACTGTAGTTGCATCTGAATAGCCTTCCATGTCAAAAGCAATATTACATTGTAGCAATTTAGCATAAGTCTCATTTGTGATATATCTACCATAGATCATATCCCTACCTATACGAAATACTATATAGTATTGATTTTCAACAGTGTCCTTATAGATGCAGCCCGGTTTATACTTGCCATGACAAGCAGTGATTTCATATCTGTCACCAGAGATATTGATACGATTCAATTCATTACAATCTTGAACCACATTATTGATTAGCTTTATAACAGGTCTTATGATATTATAAAGCTTCTTTGGTATTATGAGATCACCTTCTACTGATACTGTCATTAAGTCATTATCAGGCATAGTAGCTTTCATCTTTCTCTGAAGATAATAATCTCTAGCGGCTTTACCATGTCTGACATCGACGTAGTACGATGTTCCGGAATGGCAAATGGACGGGTGTAACTCTATCTCACAACCATAGATATTTTCCATACAAGTACGCACAAATGTACATAACTCATCTAAGTCTTTAAAGTCATCAAAGTTCTTGCCCATATATCTAGTAGTGGCATCCTTAAGAAGCTTATTGATAAACTCATATGTATCGTAGTTATTACAAACGATAGTTTGACGCATCATATGTTTACTAACCTTAGATACTAGCAGATATAACCCGTCGTCTAACATGCGAAGCGAGTACTTATATCTATATTTATAGTCGAAATCATCAACTCTAGTAGCACTAGCATACATGAATGCTGCCAAAGTTTCAAGTGTCTTGAACTCTTTTAAAGGCATAATCTTCTCACATTCATCAGTATAGCTCTTCAACTCATTATCTATCTGAATTGCAAGCTCATTATATAGAATCTTCTTGTTGTCCATTATTCCTCTCCTCCTTATATTGATTTAGTCTGTAAGAGCGATCATTACTTCCTTACTATACTTAATAAGGTCGTCATTGATCTCATACTTACTAGCTCCATTATTTACTTTAATCATAATCTGATCCATAGTCTCTTGGAGTTCTACTGCTTTTGTTACTCTTTCTCTTTCTGTCATTGTTTGTTTGTCCTTTCGAATAGATTAGAGTAGGAGAGGATGTGCCCCTCCTACTCTTAGTTCACTGGTCTTTAATAACCAATATCAAAGATAGCTTTCTGCTTCTCTTTGATAGCCATGATCTTTGCTTTCTGTGCTTCGTTATACTTATCTCTACCAAGCCACAACAGAGTGTTAGCATTGATGATAGTATCACGTTGCACTAATACGGAAGCATTGATCTTTCCATCATTCCTGCTTATATACATAGCGTTACGAGGGTTGAATATCTCATAACACCGTTCAAAGAACTTCTGATTTATAATCAAGAATATGTTGAGGGCATCTCCGTCGTATAAGTAATTACATCTGTTTAGGTGCAATTACGAAACTATCATAGATATTTCTCAGCTTCTTCATCACTTAACTTGTAAACTGAGGTATTCACAGTTTTACTGTGATAGCCGTCGTTATAGAACTTTTCCTTGGTCCCATATTCCTCATTCAAATACGGTCTTCCAACACCAATAAGCATATTATTAACATACCTTGGACTAACTCCATATTTGACTGATAAATCTACCGGATCTCCTACGTTGTTTAGGAAGTCCTGGCACAAGTTTCTAGCCTCTTCATCAGATAATACTCTATTAATACTATCTGAATGACCAAATACCGGTTTACTTACTACTTCGATTCCTCTAATAGTATTCTCTCTAGGATCAACCCAATCAAGATTCCAGATATCATTGTTATCCTTATTTCCATCTATGTGATCTATTTCAAGTAGCTCACATCCTGGTTCAAAGTCAAACACAATCTTTTCTAATCTATGTATCTTAACGCAACATACAGCTTTATTGCCTGATTTTGTATAGAGGTTATCTGATACAAGATTGAGTTGATGATATCCTTTAGAATTAGTAGATTGAGATAGTATAGTTCCATCTTCGGATTTATCCTCATTCCTAATAGAGGATCTTACTCTTCCGTATGTACTAATCTCATATGCTCCTTCTTTAACTCCTGGAACATGATCTTGGGTTATTGGCTTCCAGTATTCTTCTGATCCCTCCATGAAATAAATAGGGGATGGCCTAAGATTTTGATATGAAGCTGAAAATTTTTCTTGTAGTTTTGTGTTTAGCATAATTGCTCCACTCCTTTGTATAATATTTTGTACTGTGAAGTGGGGACTAATTTAAAATCTAAATAGTCGCCCCTCATATATACAAAGGATTTATATTACTCGGATCATATCATTATCCTCTTTCTATACTATATAGAGTAGGATAGTTTCCGTTTCGAATTAAGTGGACTTACGTGCTGCTACTGCCACACCTAGTATATACTAGGATCTACTACTTGATCTCTGAACACATCCTAGATTACTCTAAGACTTCGTTGCTGATTATAAATTGTCATTGGTACTTAGCACCTATCTCTAGGTTTTTGTTTCAGCATATACCATCCTATATATTCTTTCTGTCTTTCGACCGCATTCACGCTTACCTTTTGAGTTACGTTGTAGCTATATAGGCATTATTACTTTCCAGCTATTAGAAAACTTATCATCACTACATTACTGTAGTAAGGGACTACTGTTGGAAACGCACTCATGTGAATAATTCCAACTACTATTCAATCCGCAGCTAACGGTGGTAATATCTGTAATGGAGTTTGCATGACAAAATCGTCATTATACCCAATACAGAACATCTGCATTATTGCGTTGTATTCATGTAGGTCGTTACTCTACACAGTTCTCTTATGAACTTCCCTATCATTACAATAGGATACTAGACTATATCATTAACTCTAAGTACTGTTACCATACTTAGAGTCACCACGCATTTTGATTTAAGTGGACTTACATTGCATAACTAATGCCACACCTCATAAACTTAGGCTCTACTCTACTCACTTAGCATATTTCTATGCATCATCTCAACTCACCAGATCGAGACACCACTCTCAATCTTTTAGATATTTCTATCATCATGAATTTCTAGCTTTCGATAGTCGTTGAATAATCAAAAATTATAATCTTTTGAGATATACCAGTATGTCTCTTTAGTAAATATCTTCTTTGTTGTTCTTATAAGATTTGTACCTGGGTTAGGATATCCTATATCTGTCAAAGCAGCTATGCAGTGCATATCATAATTCTCTCCATCTTTTATAGGATGGAGTTCAAACCATTTGCATATCGCTTTAACCTCATCCATTGAAAGGTTATTATTGATCTTTCTTGGGTGAATATTGTACTGATCTGAGATATGAGTCCAAGTACCTTTTCTTTGTATTGATTGTACGGTTGTATATCCAACACCTGTAACTTCGGAAATATAAGTTAAAGTATTAGATTGATCTTCCAATAATTCACATACCTTTCTTATATCCTCATCACTATATGAACTTTTTCCTGTTAAACCTGTCTGTACCGCATGTATCATATTTTCTGAATTAGTGCACCATTCCAGATTCCATATAGCACAGTTTGTTTTGTTACCATCCTTATGGTTGACTAACATGTTTTCACATCCTGGATAATATGCGAATGCAAGCATTACAAGCCTATGTATTCTTACACTCTTCAATCCTGTAATGGT